CAACAACTGCTTCTCATTCAAATGGTGCAACAGTTACAAACAGTTCATCTTACACAGGTTGGGGATCTCCAGCAGCTAACACCGACTCAGTCATAGACCCTGGACTATGGTCCTTGGACAATTTAGGCGGAACTGCCATAGCCTTAATCCATAATGGAGAATGTTTTGAATGGGATTCAAATGCTACTAATGCAACAGACAATAGAGCTACAATTATTTCAGGTGCACCAACAGCGTCAAGGGACATGTTAGTATCCACACCGGATAGACACTTAGTATTCTTTGGAACAGAAACTACGATTGGAACTAAGTCTACACAAGACGATATGTTTATAAGATTCTCTTCTCAAGAAGACATTAACGATTACACTCCAACAGCAATCAACAGTGCGGGCTCACAAAGATTGGCTGACGGATCACGGATCATGGGTGCTAAACTTGGAAGAAATGCTCTTTACATTTGGACGGATAGTTCTATGTTTACTATGAGATTTGTTGGAACACCTTTTACATTTGCCTTTGAACAAGTTGGAACTAACTGTGGATTGTTAGGAATGAATGCAGCAGTTGAAGTTGATGGTACGGCTTATTGGATGTCTGATAATGGTTTCTTTAGATACACTGGACAACTGCAGTCTATGCAATGTTTAGTAGAAGATTATGTTTATGAGGATATAAATACAACTTCTAATGAATTAGTTTATGCAGGGATTAATAATTTATTTGGTGAGATTACTTGGTTCTATCCAACGTCTACATCAAATGTAAATAATAGATGTGTTGTATATAACTATTTAGACTCAACTCAAGAAACGTCTATATGGTCTACTAATGCTAGTTCTTTATTTACTAGAACTACATGGGAAGATTCATCAGTATTTGGTTTACCTCATGCTACTCAATATAATGCAGGAGATGATGCCTCATTCGATGTTGTAGGTAATACAGAGGGGAGTACAATTTATTTTGAACACGAAACTGGATTTGATCAAATAATTGCCAGTGCTACATCTGCAATACCTTCTTCAATTACTTCAGGGGATTATGATATTACACAAGATCAAAGAGAAGGTGTTTCATTTAGAGGAGATGGAGAATTTATGATGAGGATCAGTAGAATTATTCCAGATTTTGTTTCTCAAAGTGAAGACGTTATTATTAAATTAGATCTTAGAGATTACCCTAATGATGCAGCTACTACACAAACTTATACTTCAACAACTACTACTAATTTTATTGATACTAGAGCAAGAGCTAGACAAATTGCTTTAACTATATCTAATACTGCTATAAGTAGTAACTGGAAACTAGGTACATTTAGATTAGATGTACACTCAGGAGGAAGAAGATAGTGATAGATAAAAGAAGGATGTATGCACAAGGCAGGAGAGTAGGTTTTGAACCAGGTGGAATGGCCGGAGAACATGGTATGGGAGCAGGAGTTGGAGCAGATGGTCAAACTGATGGTCAAAGAAGTGGTAACGGCGGTAATAATAGAGAAGATTATAGATCAAAACAATATACTAATGTAAAAGCCCCAACAGTTACAGTAGGTGTAGATAAATTTGATAATCCAATAGAAATTAAAACTACATATACTGAAAAAGCAAAAAGAGCAGCTAACTTAGCTGCATTAAATGCAAAAGGTATTAGTTCATTTGATCCTAGAGTTCAAAAAATTGGTATTAATCCTTTTGGATTTGATTTTAAAAAAACAGAAAAAAAACCAGGGTTTTTTAATAGGGGTATAGGAAAAATTATAAAAAATATAGGGTTAGGTATAGTTGCTCCTCAATTATTAGCAGGGACAAAATTAGGAACAGTTTATAATGCTTATAATTCAATAAACAGAATAAACAATCTTGCTAAGAGTTTAGGTATTACGGATATAAATGTAATAGAAAGTTTAAAATCAAATTTAACATCACCTAAATCTAAAAAATCTACTAAGACAGGACCTAAAGATCCACCAAGAGAAGGTGGAGATGGTAATCAACAAAACGCTTTGATGGCTGAGTACATGTTATTATTACAAAAGATGGAACAAGGAGTATTACAAAAAGAAGAACAAGCAAGATTTAATAGTTTAAAATCTAGACTAGGTAAAGCTCAAGGTGGAATTATGGATGTTAATATGAACAGAGGTCAACTAGGAGGTATGAATGGCTAAAATTGTACAATCCTTAACAAGACCTGCAAAACAATATGATGAAAATGTAGCAGCTAACCAAGTTAGAGATTTGGATGCTATTATTGAGAAATTAAATACAACGTTTCAACAGGAACTTAAACAGGAGATAGAAGCTAAAGCTTTCTTTTTAGAATAATGTCAATACAGAATCAATATTTATTTTATGGAGTAGCTGCACAAGATCTAAGTGGAGTCGGTGCCAATATGTTTGGTACAGGAAACCCTTTAGTAAGTGAGACTTATATTATTAAATCTTTAAGAGTAATGTCTGTAGGAACTCCTACAATTACAGTAAAAAATAATGGTGTAACTGTAATTAAAACAATAGTTCTTACGGCTAACGTAAGTCTAGAGCTTTTGACCCAACCATTAATTGTAGAGGGTGGTACGACTCTTACGGTTATAGCTAGTACTACTGGTGCCACAGATGTAGGTATTAGTTACTTAAACATTAAAAAAACAGTATTGGATTAAACATGGAAAATAAAGTAATACCTGTATTACAGGCAGAAACTATAACAACGTATAGAAACATAGCAACTGGCGAGACTTTTAAAGAGAGAAGTGAGTGGGAAGCCAAGGGATATAAGAATGAAGACATGGCTCAGGATGTAAAAGTTATCATGCCAGCTCTTGATTTATTTAGTAAAAACGGATAAGGTAAGAAACCCGAGTTAAATTATGATGAATCCTCAGAAACAAATAACTACGAATGCACCTTCAATTAGATATGAAGGAGACTTGCGTCCTGAACAAGCAGGAATTATGCAGAAACATGCTCAAGCTATGCAGCAAATGCAACAACAAGGTATGATGCAACCACAGATGGGACAACCACAAATGCCACAAGGTAGAATGCCTGCAGCTTATGGTGGTATTATGGATACGTTCAATAGACCAAACATGGCAGAAATAGCTGGACCAAGCGATACAGACAATGCGATGGATTCTTTATTTAACAATAAAGAGTACATGGAATTATTAATAGATCAAATGCTACAACAAGGTTTATCTCAAGAAGAAATGATAGAACAACTTAATATGATGCAAGAAAAACCACAAATGCCTCAACAACAAATGCCTCAACAAGATCCGAGACAGATGGCAGCGTACGGTGGTATCATGGGTCTTGATGGTAGAAAACAATATGGTGTTGGTTCATGGTTCCAGGAAAAAATTATGGATCCTATTAAAAATAATAAAGCATTAGCTGCAGCAGCTGCAATTTATGGTGTAGATACTTTTGGTGGTAAAGAAATAATGGGAAAAAAAATTCCAGGGGGTGGTGGAAATATAAATGAATTTATAGGTAATATTTTTAGAGGTAAAGAAGAAGATGAATATAAAACTGAAACAACCACAGACGCACAAGGAAATGTAAAAACTAGACAAGTTAAAACTGGAGATAAAATAAGAAAAGGTGGTATAGGTAAAGACATTACATCTTCTCTAGCTAAAGGTTTAATACCTGCAGCTGGTGGATTAGTAGCAGGAATGTTTTCTGACCAATTAAACCCACCTGATGAAGAAGGCAATATAGATTACGGATCAGGTATTGGACTTAGCAACATAGGTAAATCCGCAAACTTATTAACACAACAACAAGGTATGGATGCAGGATTAAGATTCCTACCAGAAGTTTCTACAAGGAAATATTCACCAGAAGACATGGCAGAAACTTATACTTCTCGAGAACTAGCACCAATCGCAACAGCTAACTTAGCTGACGGTGGTCCTGCTGCATTAGGTATACCTAACTACGGACAACAGATGATGGATCCAAATATGATGGAGCAAATTAGAATGATGATCGAAGGTATGCAAGCTCAAGGAATGGGTAGAGAAGAAATGGAACAAGCAGTAAGAATGCAAGTTCCAGATATGAGTGCAGATATGTCTATGGGTTATGCTGAAGGTGGACCTTTAGGTGAGA